AAAGCCGTATTAAGCGCATTTACCAAGGTATAGATGGTATCTGCATACTCTTTTTCATCCCGCTCGATAACGGCATCCCACGTTATTCCCACTTCGTAGCTCTCGAATTTTTTGCCGGTTATTTTGCTGTGCATCACCAAAAGCATCCGGGCCAGGGTCTGCCAGTTCTCTGTCACCATTTCACGTTTTCTCGCTACCCGGCGAATGAGCAAAGGCATCTGTTCTTTTACACTGGCATGGCTGCTGGGAGTGTGCACCCCGAAGGCAAATTCCGGGACCTCGGAAACGTCAACAATGCAATAAAAGAGAAGCTTCAGTAAAGCTTCTGCATCACCGATGGCTGATTGTGCCTCGATAAAGCTGGCGTCCTCTTCATCTGTAAAGATGAGTAACTCATGGCCTTTCAAATCGATGTTTGCTTGTTCACCCCTCTGTACTGCCTTTAGCGCCTCGGGAAAATTGTTCTGCAAGAAGCCCTGCACATCCCTAAGCTTCAGCTTTAGCCTAGGAGTGGAATGCATCTTGCTACCCTGCATGGCATGAAGCATCACGTCATGGTACGCCTTTAAGTAAGGCTCCACTGCCTCCAGTTCACTTGTACCGTATAGCTCTGTTTCCTCCGGCTCGTTCTTGAAGTGAATTATTGGAATAAACCCCCAAGTGTTAGGCCGTATTTCACTGGTCAGGCCTTCCGGAGCGTCACCTTCAACTTTCAGTACAACCCTGTCGGCAGTAAACTTTTGTAACACGGTATATTCTTTTTCCTGTCCTGCTTCGTCCTTCCACTTTGCCCGGGCCTTAATCGTGTATGCCTTTGGCCTCCTGGTAATCGGGTCAATTTCAATATCCGCTATCTGTTCCGGGGGAATGATAATAAAATCAATCCGGTTTTCTTCCTCTGGATAAAGCGGGTCATCGTTCTCCAGGTTGGCCAGCATCACAAAACAGTCACCGTCTCGCAAGCTCAGCTGGTGAGTCCGCTGCATTCGGCTAACCCAGCGGCTTACATGCTCATCCAGGACTTCCTGACCCTCTTCGTCCTTACACCGGAACCTTGGTACACCCATGAATCCTGCCAGAGTGTTTATGATGGGCTTGGCAAACCCGGCACCCAGTTTGTAATCGTCATGGGTGTTGTGATACAGCTGCCGGGCAAGCTCATAGTCTACCCTGGTGCTGTTAAGCACATATGGTACATTCCAACTACCGCCAATAAGGCTACCAAATCTGCCGAATATGCCCTGCCTTAATTTCGATATTTCCCCGACAGCTTTTTTAAACCATCCTTGTTTAGCCATATAATTTCGCCCCTCTCAGTAGCCCTACTCCGTGCATGTTATACCCAACCATATCATCTTCCAATGCATAACGGGTAGCGTCGATGGAGTGATTGTCTTTGTCTGGGAATTTGTCTTTGACCATTCCACTTCTGTCCGTTTCCAACGAGTAATTGATAAATTCCTTTGCGGCTAATGGACAACGCTGCGGGTCAATGATAATAGCCTCAAGGTCTTGCAACCATTTGACTCCGAATTCAACTGAACCCGGGCCTTTCTTCGCAGCGGTTACCCTCAGACCATAACTTCTTAACTCATCAATTGATTTCGGTTCTGCACTATCTGCAACGGTGATTACATCGTTGTATTTTTGAATCTTCATATACAGCAACCTATTGGACAAGTTCAATCCAGCAACCTCGGCAAATAAGTATAACCGGCGTCTTGTACTATCATAATGCAAACGTTCAAAGCAAGCCGGGTGAGCTGCATAACCAAAGTCCAATCCCTGACGTATTCGATCAAACCGTGCAATTTGTTCATCGGTAATGGTTTCAAGTATTACATTGGTGAATACTTCCAAACCTGTTCCGATTTCTTCTCCGAGGTATTCATGTCTGTACGCAAGCTCATTCGTCCGCTTTAAATGTTGCGCATCAGCTAAAAACCTTTCTCCCAGCCAATGCTTTGGTACATCCAAGTATGTTGAATGATGAACTCGTTTTCCCGGTTTCGGTATTTTCGCTTCTTGGTTCACCCATGAACGGGATGATTTTGGAGGGTTGTATGAGAAGAATACTACCCGCCTTTGGTCCCCGCCTCGGAATACTGATTGCAGGATATTCCGTATCTCGTTCATTGAACCGAATTGGTCTAACTCTTCAAACCATGCATATTTGATGTAACCGTGGCCCAGGTTGATGGATTTAAGCTTTTTAGGCTTATCCGCGCCTCGGAAAATGATCCTCTGCCCAGTGGGTAGGTAAATGATCTGCATCGGACTGACTTGCACGTGGAACAGGTGGCCGAGGTTCATCTTTGCAATAGTCCATTCAAACTGACCGATGACTGAATCCCGGAGTTCATTTTGATACCGCCGGAAAACTACTGCGTTTGCATCCGGGTCTCTTAACACTCCTAGAATTATTTCAACACTAATGAAGGTGGATTTGGTTGAGCCACGCCCCCCTTTGAACCAATATTCATCATACCGTTCCTCTTTTAGCTCCCTATGAACTTCATAGAAGGACGGCGCAATTAATTCCGAAAGCCTGACATCTACCACCGGAACCGTCATCATAGGCATCATTCCTCGATTTCGCTATTGGTCTCCGTTGCATCATCTTTTGGATCGCTTAGGTCATCCACTATCCTTACCACTGCATCGGCCGTTATGTTCAATTTATCGTTGAACAGCCCTAAATGTTTACCAAGCAACTCCAATGCGCGAATCTTATCATGCAACTTTATTTCCCGTTCTACTCCAAAACCTTCTCTGGAAGGAAATTTTTTTACCCGGATAGATGATATTGCAGCGGTATCTTCTCGGGCGGCGCCGTTATGTAATGATGCATCGTATGAATTAACTACATCCGTTGGATTGATGAAGGCTATTTTTGCAAGCTCCTCAATCACCCTATCCTGAGTTACCTTCGTCCTTTGTTCCCGCTCGTACATGGCTAATTCGATGGCTTGCTTCACTTTGGGATTCTTTAATAAGCAATGCGCCTGAAATTCCGCATTCTTTACGCTATATCCAGCCCTTATCGACGCTTGCGTTGCATTGAGGTCAATTAAATATTCTTGCACGAATAAACGTTGTTTTGGAGTCAATTTTAAATTGCCTAATACGGATTTCGGGGGAGTAGGAAGTAATGCTTTTGGTTTCCTAGTTGATTTTTTCTTTTTTGTATTGTCGCTTCCAAACTTAGTCCGAGTAAATCCTTTCTTGGACGACATAGTCCCACCTCAGCTCAGTCAGTTCGGTTATCAAAACTAATAGGTTAAAGATTTTCTGTCTCTTCTGTTAATAATTATATCAAAAGATGCCCAGCTAGGTCAAATTCATAGACTCCCCTCCCAAAAGAAAAAGCACCCGAATTTTTATTCGAGTGCCCCCGGTTTTAATGTTCATTAATCCTGGTCCGCTTCATATACAGTGAAACCGGCTTTTCTCAAATCCGAAATAAACTCATCTTTTGAAATGTTCTCGAAGTATTCTTTTGCTGCTTTTCTAATTAGATCTTCAATCATTAGTTTTCTCAATCTTAAATCCCCCCTTTTGTTTTACTGCGTCATTACTCTGCCCAGCATAAAATAACGGGTATTTTTTCTTCAGGTATCCCCTTAACAAACTCGCCAAAGGTCATTATGCCAGCATCCTCAAATATCCCAATTTCTCCTGGGCTAATCTCACGCTTCACAGAACAATAATCATCGTCAACTTCGCAATCAAATGTGCCTCTAAAATACTTCTGTGCTTGTTCTTCGTCTTTGGCGACAACAACAGTGCCGTAATCATCATTCATTAGAAAAATTCTCATACGTTTTACCTCCTTTGCATTTACACCTGTCATAAATCTCATCTCGCCAGACGTAAATAAAAATTGCGCGTAGGGTCGGTGTCCACGGTTCTCTCGGTGTCTGCCTTAGCCTCGGCGGCTTGTTCCCGCCCTGCCGGTTACAGTCTCGCCTCCAGCAGGAGTAGCATCTATCGCGGAGCTTGAAATCGTACCTGACGGCCTCTAAGTTTGCATAGGAAAAGAAAGCCAATGTTATCCCTCCCTTATCCCCTTTTTACTTTTTAGCCAGGCAGAACAGCATGTATAACACAACATCCCTATCGGGATCGGGGTATCATATCTGGGATAAGAGACTTTTCTGCCGCATTTCTCACACCTAATACTCACTAACCCTCGCTCCTTCCCGCCTCAATTTCCTCTAGCTCCACTTCAACCCTCGGCTGATCCGCTGTGGTGTCATCTCTCTCCCTCCTTTGCTGATTAGCCCAGGTATAGAAATTGTCTTCCCGGTCCACGCCGTGGCATATCTGCCGGTATTTATGCCAAGCAGTATTTACTATTTTATCCCAGGAGTAACTCGGATAAAGATCTATAGTGATTCTCAGCGCTTGATAAGCTAAGCCAGGATAGATAACTGAGGACATCTAGGTCACTCCTTTCGTTATCCCGGTTCACCCAGATATTCAGGTTCGTCCTCTTCCTCATATTCCTCGCAATGATCGCAGGCCATAACATCATCCTCAAGATCAAGACAAATGTCGTCTATATCGCCATTACAATGGCATGTTGCTCCGCTTCACGGTATCGCCTCCTTCGTACTTATAACACTTTTCTGAACTCTTTTATATCCTCATATGTTTTCAATTCTCCTAGTGGCCTCTCGGACCAGCCTCAGTTTTTCTTCGAGTGGCAATTGCTCGGTAAACTCGGCTATAGCTTTTTCCAAGAAGGTTTTGGCAGTCCTGAGGTATTGGATAGCC